CGAGGTCTTTTAAACCTGCTTGGCTTTCCATCTTGTCAAACTCTTCTGGGCTAACATCCTTGACCTCGCCTCGGGCACGCTTGGCTTCTATCTCTTGAACAAGTTTGCGTAAATCACCCATTTCACACCATCCTTCCGCGAGTCTTACCGCGCTGCGCGCAGCCATCTGCACGAGATGAGGCAGTGCCGCCCTTCTTCATACCACGAGTTTCGCGTTGCATTTCGGAGGCGTATTCGCGGGCTTTCTTTTCCCCGCCTTCAGCATCTTTAAAATGCACGCCCGTTGAAATGCTATCGCGCAACACTTCACTGCCGCCTAGTTCCGCGCTGCCGTATGGATAGCTACGAACCGTTTTAAAAGTAGCGCGTTCTTTCTTAGGTTCTTTCTTTTCAGCCACGGTAGCCTCCGCCCTTTGCTTTGTACTTCTTCGCCAACAACTGCGCTTTGCGGGCGCTCCACTGGCCTGCCGCCGTACCCTGCACTGCTTGGCCTTTGATGCTCTCAAACAGGCTTTTTCTCATGCTGGGTTTCGTATAGTTGCCAGATTGATTCACGCGAGACTTCGTCTCGCCGCCTTCCTTATAGACCGTCACAGGCTCGTTGCCGTCCCGTTTCTTGATCTTTCGGATTTTGGCTGGGTTAATTGCACCCATCCCGCGTGAGGCTCTCATTAGCAAATCTTCCCGCGAGTTTTACCACGCTGCGCGATACCGTCGGCACGGGAAGAAGCGGACGAAACCTTGCCGCCTTTTTTGTAGCCCTCGTCTTTTAGCCCAGCGCGTTCGCCTCTACGAGATGCTGCGCGTTCTTCCATACCTAGTTTTCCAGACAAGTAGGCATCTGCATCCGTAGCCTTGTCGTAAACATATTCTCCAGCACGTTTGATATAGGCAGCAGGAGTGCCAATTGGTCCGCCAAGGCGATCTGCCTTTTCTTGCCGTTCACGCCCTAGCTCACGCCCGTACTCGCGGGATTCTTTTTCAATATCCGCAAGACGTTTGACTCTGTCTGAAGCGTAATCTGTACTTTCTTTCTTTGGCATCACAACCTCCTATCAGCAATACTTCTTAGCTTTACCGCCGCCAGCCATCTTGACCATAGTGCCCTTGGTCTTTCCCTTGGTGGCAACACCGTCACGGCTAGGAGCAGCGGTCTTCACAGCGCCCATCTTCGATGTAGCCATACCACCAGCCGCCATCTTCTTGACCTTGCCGCCTTTTTTCATACCCTCACGTTTCATCATCGCCTTGGGGTCAAGTTCGGAACCAAGCTGCATTTCGCGGGTACCAGAAGCTGCGCCGCCACTACCGCCGCCAGCACCTTTACGTGCTTTCATACGTTGATAGCGTTCCATCAACTCTGGGTCTGTGTAACGCTCATAGTCTCTGTGCGCGCGTCGTGCATCTTCTGCGCGTTCTTTTTTATATTTTTCAGGGTCGCGTTCGTACGCTTTTAGCTCAGAATCTAAAAATTTGGTTATATAAACCATCACAGCCTCCTATCAGCAATACTTCTTAGCTTTACCACCGCCTGCCATCTTGACCATAGTGCCTTTGGTCTTGCCCTTGGTAGCAACACCGTCACGGCTAGGAGCAGCGGTCTTCACAGCGCCCATCTTCGATGTAGCCATGCCGCCTTTTTTCATCTTGCCTTGACCATCAGCAGCGAACGAAGGGACTTTCTTCCCGTCTTTCATAACCATAGGCATACCGCCATCAGCGTAGCCACCCATAGCCATCTTCTTAGCGCCTGCTTTTTTCTTCATCATTGCCATCATGCCGGGATTCATTTTCGATGCCATACCGCCTCCAGATTTAGTGAACTCTTTTCCCACAGATTGCGGCACACCGGCCTTCTTGGCAAATGCAGGATTGTGGGCAACAGCCTGCATAAACTTCTCTTGCTTTTCACTCTTGGCTGGCATCGGGTTTCTTCCGGTTGGTCAAACCACGAACCGTATCGGATTCCCAGATACGAATGCTGAACCACACAATAGTGACAATAGAAAGCACGTTTGGTAACCATCCAAGAATAACGCCCAACCCCGCAAGGATGGAGATGTTGTCCATTAGGTCTGGTTCGATATGGTCTTTTAACATTTCCACGCCCTCAAACTTTTATTGATCCGGCTATTTGGGTCGTTCGCGGTCTTGGCTGAAGTCAGCTTCTTTTTCATACCTGACATCCGGGCACAGAATGACTTCTTCCTAGCCCCGCCTTCCGGCTGTGGGGCTTTCAGACCGGGCTTACCCGGATTAGCTGCGTTATAAGAGGCACGTCCCTTGGCGTTCAAGCCGCCCTTCTCGGACTTACCTTCCTTGCGCTGCCATGCTGGAGTCTTAGCCATAGAACACCGTCGCAGTTACCGATGAGCCACAACCCACAAAGATACCGTTAGGGCAGTAGATGCCTTCGCCGGGGATCAGTACAGGCAGGCCAATCGTATTAAAGGTATCGATCTCTAAAGCAATACTGCTATACATCGTGACGTTACCGCTTGTGGTCGTGGTTGGTGCATCCGCACAAGTAAACGTGTCGTCGCCCGTCTTTGTGACCGTATACGCGCCATCCCGTGCTGTCCCTGACGTGAAGTCCAGAAACACCCGATCCCCAGTCTCAAGGCCGTGGTTCACTATCGTGACTGTGATGGTGGCACTTGGACTTGTACGGCTGTACGTCCCAGACTTTTGCTGCGTTGGGTCGCATACACACGTATTTCTTGCAGACACCGTCGCACTTGTCACCGTAATCGACTTCAAGCGTACGGGGGCCTGCGTCACAAGCAGTCCTGTATTTGCTGCACGGGCTGACTTAACGTCTGTTTGCATCATGGCGCTACCCGTAGAAAATAGTCATCGTTACCGTGGTAGACGGCAACAAGCAAAACAGACCGCCCTGTGCAAGAATGCCTTCACCCGGAATCAGCGTGTAGAACGCCGTACCCGAAGAACAATCCAGCTCGACAAGTACTTTTGGGTACATCGTCACATTGCCACTCGTGGTCAAACTCGCCGTGGTTACAGTAAACGTATTGGTCGTTACGTTAGATACCGTATACGAATCGTCTACCGCCGTGCCAGTCGTAAAGTCAAGACCAACCGTGTCGCCGTTCGATAGCCCATGATTAGCGATGGTAACGGTGCAAGTCGTTGACCCCGGAATATCGTACGTACCCGACAAGGCACCCTGCGTATCAACCACGCATGAGTTAAACGTAGTCGAAGTTGAGGGCGAAATAACTACGCCTTTTAAACGTGTGCGATCACCATACGCAAGCGTTGAAGCTGTTGCATGGAACGACTTTACGTCATATTGCATCGCCATCTTGGCTCTCCGGTTTCTCTAGCTTGGCAATGCAGGCTTTTAACTCCGCATTTTCTTTTGCCATAGCCGCTGCGATTCCCATGACATGATCTCTTTGGCCCTCCAGAAGCCCAAGCATGGCTTGAACCTCTGGGTCTTTATGAGCCAACATCAGGCAGCGCGAGTGACTAACTTCCAAACCGGGCTGGTAATCGCCCCCGTCTGGATGTAAAGGTTTGCGCCGGTGCTGTCAATGTACATCGAGCCGGGACCGGCAAAGTTATCACCCGTTGTGCCATCAACAGGAGCACCCGTAGCAACCATAACCACAACATCATCTTCCATACGGATGTTGGCTTTGGTGTAAGGAATGACGCCCGAAGGACCGCCACCATCAGCAATGGGGTCTTGCATCTTCAGGTCAATACCGTACTCAAAACCGGAGCCGCCTGTGGTTTGAGCCATGGCAACACCGAAGGCTGAACGGCAAGTCGTAACTCCAGCATCGCCTGCCATGAAAGCCATTACAGCAGCATCGCCAGACAAAGTGTTGGTGTTGATAATACCCATCACACCCGCCATCAAGCCGTTGTTAGCGTAGTTGCCAATTACCGCAAAATTACCAACGACACCAGCCATGTGGTTAAAGTTGGTTGAAGGGACTGTCGCAAACGGAGCGCCGGTTTGGGTGCGGCCAAACATTCCATAAGCCTCGCCGGGAGTCTGATAAGTGCTGGAACCAAAACCAACGGTTGGTTCAACACGAGAGTAAAAACCATAAGCGCCGGTGCCTTGGTTAACTTCAATAACCTCGCCAGCATTAATAGTAGTGGGAGTAAGCGGCTGTTGGGAACCTGCGTTACCGCCCTGATAACCGGCCCGAACTGGGCCAGAAAAAGTAGTACGTGCCATTTGAATTGTCCTCACATGCGAGTTAGGTGTAAGCGATCTGCATGTCGTCAGGCCGGGGAGCCTGTTCGCAAACACCGGGAAAACCCCGGAATAACTACTTTATATACTACAAAAAGGGGGGCGTAAAGCCCCCCTTTTCTTTACGCGCCTTGCGAGCCGAACATACCGAGCGGATCGCTGAACCCGAAGCTGTAACGCTCACGAGCCTTGTAGCGAACGTTGCCAGTATCGAAATCCCCGTCCATTTTTGTATCGAGCGGAACACGAATAAAGTGCTTCATGCCGTTCGGTACATCGGTGGTCAAGAACCATGCGTTCGTGTCGGTCAAGAAGTGGTTAATTGCATAACCCTCTGGAATCGAGCCGTTGTTCTTCAGAGCGTTGATGTCGTTATCAGCGGTACCAACACGGAGATTGGTTTCCAGCAGACGAGTCGCAACGAACTGTAGCGATGGTGGGATGACCAGTTTACGCGGACGTGCAGCGATCAGCAGGCTGCGTTCGTCAGTCCACGCAGCGATTTGAATCACAGCGTTTTCCAGCGAAGTTTCGTTCAAGTCAGCAGGTGTCGAAGGGATGTTCGAGTTAGTGCCGCCAGAGACGAGTGGGTGCGCGTTCGAGAACAGAGCTTGACCGTCACCACCGGGATACGCTGAATTGAAGCCGTTATTCAATACAGACGCAGCCTTTACCTGCTTGGTGTAGGACATCGAACGAGCCAGCGCCTTGGTATAACGAGCCGACAGGCTGTCATACAGGTTATCTTCAATCGCTTCTTCAGTGATCGAGAAACCTTGGGCAATGGTCTCGTGGTTGTATCGAGCAGTCCATGCTTCCTGACCGTTGTCGTACGCGATTGCAGAACCTTCGTTCTTCACCGGTGCGGCACTGAAGCCAGACAGTTTGGTTTCTTCTTCAAACGAACGCTCGGAAGTCTCGGTTTCGTAGATTTCCTTGTGCTCTTCGCCGTAGCGAGCGTACTCCAGACCGAACAGTGCGTTCAAGCCGGGGAGCAGCTCTTTCAGTAGTTGTGCGCGTGAAATAGCCATTATTCAGCTCCTTATACGTTGGCAGTGCCGGTCGGGTTGTAATACGAATGACCGCCGTTATATGCCACGACGTTAGGAGTACCTTCCGTCAGAGTGATATACGGCATGTTCCATTTAACGATAACTTCACTGTAGTTACCGCTTGCATCGACAGTCTCTTCAACCAGACCAACGACACGCAATGGCAGCGTAAACGCTGTATTCGAGCCAGAATCGAAAGCACCGATATTCGAGTTACCCGAAATAGTGGTGTTCGCCGCAGGCTGCGAAATAGCCAAGTTGTTACCCAAAATGGTGTTATCAATCGGGGTGATAGTGGTCGAAGTTGCACTACCAGTCACAGCGACTTTAAACAACGCATCTGGATCGTCAACAACGTAAGCCACGATGTCCGAAGCAACAACCGAACCGGGGTACGAGTTAGCGAACAGAATTTGACCTGTCGATGGATTGGTATAGCTGCAACCAACAAACACGCCAACAACACCGGTTGCCGAGACAGTCGTAGTGCCAGTCTCTTTGACGATGAAGCCAGACGATAGACGAACGATGTCGCCGTTGTTAATAGCACCAGCAGTATTGCTGGCAATCGGTAGTTCACGAGTCTGACCCGCGAACACCTGACCACCGATCAAATTGATCGGCTTTAGCCCGTAAGGGGCCGATACAGTCGGAAAAGCCATGTTTAGCTCCAAAAAGTTTAGATTAACTTCCCTTCCCGAACGAGCTTGAAGATTTCCGCTCATTAAACAGCGGCATCCTTGGATCGTTCTGGCGCATCAGGCTGTTATCTACAGAATCCATTTGTCCTTCGGACTGTTTCTGGTAGTAGCCATTACGTTGGTCTACCAGCTCCTGCGGAGTCTTGCAGAGTAACAACCCACCGACCTCGATGTTGTCCTTAAAGCGACTATTCGGGTCGATTAGCAGTTGAAATTTTGGTTGCTCCTCGATCTTTACAGGCTCCCAACCTTCCCGGATTTTGGCGGAAATGTTTCGTGGGTCAGCATTGTTCAAGGTCGAAACGCGAATCCATCTGTACGCGAAGCCGGGTTGCTTATCTGGTTCAGGGAGAAGCTCAGGTGGAGCCCACTGCTTGGGGCGCTCCTGCACGGCACGGGTTTCAAGTTCACGGGCAAGTCTGTTTTCAGCCATTGTTGGCCTCCATTTTCATTAGTTCACGGGCGTATTGCTCAGGGGTAATACCAAGACGCTTAATAGTGTCCAACTGCGATCTCTTTAGCACTATCTTTTTGGAGGACGTGCTACGGGTCGCAGGAGCCACGACCGTGGACGGTTTTTCTGTGCGCGAGACAGGTTTAGATTCCTGCTGCGTAGAATCTTGGAAGTAGTCCGGGAAGCGTTGACGCATGGTTCCGTCAATCTTCTGCCAATACTCGTCGGTGGACGTGTACTGATTGCCGTACTGTTTGACTAGCTTTTGGTGTAGCCCAAGTGCAAGACTAGTCATCTCCTCGTCTTGACCGAACCAAGTATTGCGCTCTTGCCACGCAACTGCCCTTGGGTCAGGACGAGCCACTGGGACTTCTGGACTACTTTGTACCTCATCTGGATCATATTGTAAAGAGGGCACGTAATCTTTTGCCTTTTGCAACTTAATTTGGGCAAAATTAAGTTTTTCTTGCGCATCTAGCAACTTATCCGTGTCCCCGGCATCGTAGGCTTCTCTGTAAGCCTTCTTAGCCGCATCTACCTCCAACTCAACTGCTGACTGATAAGTCTGGAGATAAGTCTTCTCCCCCTCAGAAAGCCTACCTTTGAGGCTACGGTTTTCTTCAAGTATTCTTTTTGCTAAGTCTTCCGCAGCATGACGCTCTCGCAGGGCTTGTTCCTTCTCCCGGCGCTCGTCGTGGTACACCTTCTTCATCTGCTTCAGACGGACTTTTACCTTTTCGGAATAGTCCTCCAGATCATCCTGATCAAGCTCCTCGACGATCTGTTTAGGCAACGGTTCCCGACCACGGTCTTCTTCAGGAGTATCGTCTTCTATTTCAAATTCGATATCATTCAGCTTAGACTCGGCGGGTTTGCCCTTCTCTTCATTCTCGTCGGGAAACTGAAATTCTTGTTGTTCCATAATTGCTATCTCCTTTATGCGCGACGAATGCCGCGTGGATCTTGCACAACTGCTTCCACCGTATCGTCATTGATAAGACGGAACTCTTTACCGTGAATCTTCAGGCGGGTGCCGCTGTTTGGACGGGCTAATACAAAGTCACCTTCTTTGCACCACGGCCCACT